CTTTATCATAACCTAAAAATGCTTTAGGTACCTTTAATGCTGCAAATAATTTATCTCTTAAATATGCAACGTCTTGAATACCATCGTAATCTAAACCTTTAGTATTTTCAATACGTGTTGCTTGGTCATTACCTCTTACTGGAATATAAAAATCTTCTAGTAAGTTTTGCATGTTATATTTTACGTTATATTCACCTGTCTTTTGATCCATTAATGGAGTACGTTTCATTGAACTAATAGTTTTCTGCATAAATGCTTCAACTTCATTAGGCGGGATAGAACCAACATTAATAAAGAAAGTACGTTTTTCTGGTGAACGAACTACACGATGGATTAACATTGCATCTTCCATTAACGCGTATTGTTTATATAAACGACGAGCTGGTTCTAGATAAGATCTACCATATGGTAAATAATTAACATCTGTAATTAATCTAAAGTGAGCAACCTCATAGTTTTCAAAGAAAATACCTGGTTCGTTTTGACGGCCTAAATTAGGTGTATTGTAATAACCATCACCTGATAAAAATCCTTCAGGTTTAAATTGGAAACGAACAGACGCTGGTTTGTCTTTATCATAATTTTCTTGTCTTTCAATATGATACGCTGTGTATGGAATAACATTATATACACCAAATTTTTCAGCAATTTCTAATCTTAAGAAAAAATCACCATATTTACACATTTGACGAATCCAAGACCATAAATTAAATTCGATATTTAATACATCATAAAATAAGTTATATAAAATTCTTTGAATGTTTTCATCTGATGAACGAATAGATAATACTTCACCCATATCATCTTTTAATGTAGACTCATCAGCTACAATATCAAGTGCAGAACCAACAATTGCATCCTGATCCATGATATCATAGTCTGAATATAATTGGGTACGTAAGTATTGATAATTTAAATTTAATTGAGCTCCATAAAGTGAAGATGCATTAGTTGAATAGATTCTATTATATCTATCCATTAATGAGTTAGTAGCGATATCACCTGTTTGTTGTATGGTGTTAACGTCCATTACTTTTAATTGATCACCACCCTGATTTCTCATCACTACATCAGTAGAGAACAGTCGTTGTAATCGTGAAAATAAGCCTTTGTCTGCCATTTTATTATATGTTATTAATTATAAATATTATCGTATTAACCAACTAATGTCTTCATTTCCGCCCATACCATTTTCTATACTATATGGGTTAGGAACACTAGAACCATACGCTCCTGTAAATCCTGTTCTGTTAACAGACATATTACTTAATGTTGCTCTAGACATTTCTAGGTTTTGTGATTTAAATCTTAATGATGTATCTCTTAAATACATTCCAATTGCAAAACTCATAATTAAGTCATCATTGTATCCTGATTGTGCTTCAGGACGACCATTTTTCCAAATGAATACTTTCATTTCTTCTAGTAAACGTTTAGATTGAATAACAACACTTTTATCACCTATATACTCTCTAAATTTATTAACTATTAAAGGACGAGTTTTCAGTGATGTTGTAAAACCAGGTACTAATTTTGAATTATCCATATATTGGTCAAAATAAGCATCAGCATTATTACTAGCATCACTTTTAGGTGAATAATATAAATTCTTATATCCACGTTCTTGAATTGCATCTAATGCTGACCAACCAATATTAGCATTTTCTACTACTAATAAAGCTTGGTTATATTCTGTAGCTAAACCAACTAAGAAAAATCCAAATTCTTTAGGTGGTAATTGACCTTTATATTCTGCTACCTGTGTATTAGATTCAACATGTATAACATGGGCTGCGGAAAAATCCTTGCCATCACCCCGTGCTACATCGGCTATAACCATATATGATTGAGTATAGTCCGCCGGTTCCCATATCCATAAGTTACGGTCAACTCCGCGGCGTTCTAGCGGTTCTTTTATTGTGGTTTGAGATATAAATTCAATCCATTCTGAATAGAATACTGTATCACCTGAAGTACTAAAATCACAATCACACTCTTGAGATGCTAATCTAGGATCACCTAATAATTCGTCTTGTTTTTTTCTCCATGCTTCATTTCTTTCAGGATGGACAAACCAAGGTAATTTAATAGGTAAGAAATCGTTTTGTTGGGCTTCAGCTTTAACCCATGTTTGATGAAACCAATTACCTGTACCATAAGGAGTAGATAATACAATAGCACCACCACCCGTAGCTAAGGTTTGTTGAGCAGAAGCCCAAATTGTATCAATACCTTCAATAAATGCTGCCTCGTCAATTAATAGTAAAGATACAGCTTCAGATCTACCAGCATCACCAGCAGCTGATACTGCTTTAATTTGAGATCCGTTATTTAATCGTAATGTAAGTTTATTATTTTCGTCTGCTGTTACTTTTAACCATGATGGTAAATTTTCATACATGAATTTTACCTTAGTTACCATGTTTTTAGCAGTTTCTTGCTTTGTAGCAATACAAAGTACGTTTTTATCTTTATGGAATAACATTAACCATAAAGAATAACCAGCTGATAGTGTTGAAATACCTAATTGTCTTGATTTAAGTACTATACTGTATGGATTGTCTTTCCATAAATTTAATACTTTATCTTGAAATGGATATAAATTAAACATGATTCTTCCTCTTTGAGGATGTTGAATATAACAGTATTTTTTCATAAAGTGGCTTGGGTCACTCGCACACTTTACATATTCCTGTCTTATAACTTCACGTAAGTCTTGACTCATATAACTAGTAAAATACCAACAAAAGCAATAGAACTAACTATAAACTTTAATTTGAATTTTTTTATTTGGTTTTGATAATTAGTAATAATATTATCTTTATATTCTAATTGTTTTTGACGATCTATATCAATTTTTTTATATAATGAAATAGATGTATCTTGATTTTTTATAATAGAATCTTGATTGTTTGTTATTGTAACTAAAATATTAACTGAATCTCTAACTACTGTGATTTGATTTTTAAGAAAATCACGTTCATTTTTTACAATTAAAGCATTTTTTAATGTTTTAGTGGGAACTGTAACTAAATCCTCAGTTAAAAGCGTTTGTGAACTCACTAACAAGGGCATCATTAGACAAGTTATTAATACGATTATGTTCTTCATTGTATTTAGTTTTATATAAATCGGCTTTATATTTTAAACCCGATAATTTTGTTTTATCTTCTGTTACTTGTTTTTTATAAACAGCAGTAACTGAATCTAATTGGGCAATTTTAATTTTAGTAGAGTCAATATTTGCCTGTAATGAATCTATTTTATTATTTAATGTTTCGTTTTCTTTAGCCAAACGGAAATTAGGATTAATGTTAAGAATATTTACAATTAATAACACTAATCCTATGTATCCTAAAAATTTAAGAATTTCTTTATACAACATCAAATTCAAATTTATCCTTTAATGCTTCTAATTCTTTCTTTTGTGCTGTTTTTTCTTTTAATTTAGCAACAATATTTGCTTTTTCTTCGCCTTCAGCTTTTTTATAGTCGTTAGCTAATGTCTTCATTTCTTTTTCTACTTGAATTAAACCTTTTAATACTTTATCTAATTTAGAAGTACGTTTAGTTAATTTATCAGCAGCTTTAGATGCTTGTTTGTCAATATCTGTTTCGTCTGGCGCTGAGTCTTCGTCTCCTGCTTTATAGTAGTCATCAGCTTCTTCTTCGCCTGTGTTAATATCTTTTTCCACTGCTTTAACTGCTTTTTCTATTTTTTCTTTAGATGGTTTAACAACCGCTGCTTTTGGAGCGGCTCCACCCATTGATACTACACCTTTATCTTTTAACATACCCATTAATTCTCTGAATTTAGGATTGTTAATACTAGCTGTATCATTTAAACCAAATTCTTTAGCTACATCAGCAACTGACATTTCACCTTTTTCTAAAAGATATTCTAATGCTTTTTTAACATTACCTTTAGCTTTTTCAATTAATGAAGCTAATTCATCTTTCATTTCTTTATTTAAAATGTAAGATACTTTAGCACGAGCCATTTCATTTAAATCATTTTCATTATTAGATAATGACATCATTAAATCTTTTAAAAGATATTTAAAATCTTTATCTTGTAACCATCCTCTTGTATGAGCATAATAATCATAAACATCTTTAACTGAGCTTAATTTTTTAATATCCTTAATAAATTCATCTGGATTTGGAGATACTTCTGATTCAAACTCATATACTGTTTGTTGTAATGGAGTTAAATCATTAACTTCTTCAGCTACGGCTATGGATTGTCCTGATTTTTTAGCTTGATCAATTGCTGCTTTAACAGTAGCAGTTGATGTTTTTTCTGATTTAGCTATTGTGTTAATATCATCAGTTGTTGTTTGTGGACCTACCATAGTAGTTTCACTTAATGCACCTATGATTTCTTCACGTATAAAAGATTTAAATTCTTTGATTTTCATGTTATATTTTTCTGATAAATATTATGAAAATATTGTCTCTTTAACTTTTTTAACACGTTCTTCATTAGTTCCGCTAATTTCTACAAAATTTTTCATACGATGTGAATATCTATCAGCAATTCTTTGAATAAAGAAATCAATTGTTTTTCTAAACTCATTATCAGTTTCACGTACTCCGTTATTTTCCATAACTGTTCCAATAGGATTTACATAAAATATATAATCATATTGACTAACAAATAATTTAGCGTAATCTTCAAATGCTTCTTTATCTAAAACATTAATAGATTTAGCGCATTTTGCAAATGCTATAACATCAATAACTGTTCTATCAGTAATTAATTTAGGACGCATTAATTCACTAACACGTTCGGCTAAGAATATAGTTTGACCATTTAAAGTACTATCAGTATTTAATGGAATACCTAAATCTTTTAAATATTTACTACGTTCAGTTGTAACATAGTAGTCTTTAAATTCAGGCAATTCACCTAATGATTTTACTAATGTTGTTTTACCAACACTCATTGTTCCACAAAAACCTATTTTCATATATTATAATGTATGTAAAGTCTCTAATGAGACCAAGTTGTAATTAATTTGTTTAAACTCTAGAACCAGCTGCATTGCCAGTTGATGATTTGAACCATGGTAAACCTTCACGTTGTTTACAATGTTCTTTAAATAATTTTTCAGTGTATTTAATACCATATAAATAATACTCACGTTTTTTTCTTTCACCTTGAGGTATTAATGCTGGTCCATCCCAGTTATGATACTTGCCTTCCCAAACATACGCAATTGTTCCGTCTGCTTTTGTTAATTTTTTAGTTGGTTCAAATTTTTTATTTTCCATATAATTAAATATAACATCAAATTAGTAGGAGGCCAAACTTATACTGCGAAACTTTCACCACATCCACATGTTCGTGTTGCGTTTGGATTATTGAATTGAAATCCTTTACCATTTAACCCATCTGAAAAATCAAGTTCAGTACCTGCTAGATATAGGAATGATTTCATATCTAACACTAATTTTTCTCCGTTATCTTCAAATTCCTGGTCACCTGATTTAATAGTATTGTCAAAATCTAATTTATAAGATAAACCAGAGCAACCTCCTCCTTGTACTGATACACGGAGGAAGTATGTTTCATCAAAATTAGATTCTAATTTGATTACTTTTATTCTATCTCTAGCTTTATCTGTAATTATCACTTGTATAATTTTAATGTTCCACTACCTATTTCATAATTAGATAATTCATATATTACATATGATTGATTTTCAATCCAGTCTCCTGTATTGATATATCTAATATTGTCTATAGTTTTGTCTACTGGTGTGTGAATATGTCCACAAATAACAGTATGGCAATTACGTTTTTTAGCTTGTCTAACCATTTCTTGCTCATAATCAACCATAAATGAAACAGCTGCTTTAACATTATCTTTTAAATATTTAGATAAACTTGTTTTCTTATTAATTTTCTTTAATAGTCTATCAATAACAATAGCAGCATCATAACCAATTGAGCCTAACATACCTAACCAATGCATTTTAATAATGCCATCATATTTGTCTCCATGACAAAACCAAATACCACCTTCGATAAATTCGTCTACTATTTTAATATTACCTAATTGCATAGGTGTATATTTTCTTAAGAATTCATCATGATTACCTGATATCCAAATAATTTCTTTTTCTTTAGATATTTTAAACAACTTACGTATTACTTTGTTATGATCCGTGCTAAACTTCTTATAACGCTGGAATAACCACCCATCAATAATATCGCCTACTAATATTAAGCGGTCGTATTCTACGGTTTTAAGTAAATTTATAATAGCTTTAGTATTACAACCTTTAGAACCTATATGTAGGTCAGACATTACTAATGTTTTCATATTATTTTAATAATGATTCGGCAACATAAATACCATGTGCACCACTAACTGTAATACCTCTCGCACTCAACGCATCACCAACAAAGTGTACATTTGGATATTTAGTTAATGCTAAATTAGTATAGTCTACTAATGGTTCTGGTGATAAATATTTTACTTCAGGTATATAAACTCCCCAATCATCGCCTAATGTTGGAAATATTTTTTTCATATCATCAATAAAATCTTCAATATATTGAAAATATCCTTGAAATTCTTGTTTTATATCTTTTAATCCAATCTCATCAACTTGAGCTGTATTAATAAGAGTTCCTTCAGATGTGGTTGATGGATTACGAGTACCATTAGGTGAATAATATAAACCTGTATTGTTAGGTTTAATTTGTAATTTATTTACTAATTCTCTAGACCAAGTAAATGGATCTTCAATATCCTTAATTTCCATAATAATACCAAAATTAGTCATTCCATTTAGATATTTAGGATCTTTTTTAGCGTGACCATTGTAAGTAACATCACCATATGTTTCTTCTACAGCAACATAAGCCGCGTTATTGTTTGTACAAAATGAACGTAATGAAACACCTTTATCATCAAATTTTCTATATAATTTAAAGTCATATGAAATATCAATTAGTTTTTGAAAGTGTTCTTGTGGTGCTTCAAAACGTACTCCAATTTGAACTGATTTAGGTTCATCTGGTAGTTTATATTCATTTGCTAATTGTTGAGCAAAATCAATTCCTGATTTACCTACTGCAAATATAAGTTCATCATAAGTACCAATCCAAGGACTACCTGTAGTGGTTTCACCAAATATTTCACTAAAATTAAAATCAATAGTTTTAACTTTAGTTTCCCAAAAAAATCTAACACCTTTAGATACTAAATAATCATACCAATTTTTAGCAATTTCAGATAAATAATCTGTACCTACATGCCATACAGGAAATAAACGTAAACCGAAATATGGTTTAATAAAATCTGGTTCAGCAATTGGGTTTGAGCATTGTACTTCTTCAGGTTTAGGATGGAAACGTTTAAAGTTAGTAATAACTTGATCCATTAATTCCATTGCTTTTTCCTCGCCTGTGTACTTAGCTAATTGACCACCAATAGCTGTATGGTATGTTAATTTACCATCACTCCATCCACCTGCTCCTAACATTCCTGTCATCACCTCTTCAGGTAAGCGGTTATATGGATCTTTACCCATATCAATGATAGTAATTAAATTACCATCATATCCATTATCTACTAATTTAGTTGCAGCATTAATGCCTGCTACTCCGGCTCCAACGATTACAATTTTTTTCATATATTTTAATATAATTAATTTTTAACTAAAGGCCAAACTAAGGTGGCCCACCTTTTTTAGGGTGGGCCACAGCTCCATAATGTTTTATAAAATCGACAGGCTATGAATCTGTCTGTATGTTATTTATTATTTAAAGAATGACATATTATTATTAACAGCATATAAAAAATCTTGAGAAAATTTATAAGCTTGTTTAATTCTTTTCCCCATATATTCTTTATCACCCATAGGTTTTCCTTGGTGTACTGAATTGATAAAAGTAATTAACATATTTTTGTCTACTTCTTCTTCTTTACTTGTTGTATTGATTTTATTTAAATAAGATATAGCTATATCAGGTGTTGTACTTTTTATTGCTTTTACCATAGCATCATATGCTTGTGTATTTGACATTTTATTTATATCAGCTGTGTTTCGTTTTGCATATGAAACCGGCATTTCAGTTTTTACAACTTGCTGGATTGATTGTTTTTGGTCTTGAGAAAAACCTGGAGATGCTAACAATGATGATAATATAGCAGCAGTCATTAAGCCTTTTTTAGCATATGATTTAATTTTTTCTAATACATCATCAAATACTCCTTCATTTAATGTATTAATTATATCATCAGCTATTTTTTGCTCTTCTGGTGATAAAGTAGTTTCTTGAATATCTTCTCTATATTTACTTTCAGTAATAATCCCAGCAAGTTTTTGCATACGGATAAATTGCTCGTTTAATGGTTGCTTCATTATTATTTAATTTTATTAAGTAATTCTTTATGATACATGTTAACAGCAGTTTCTAAATTTTTAAGATCAGCATCATCAGCTGTGTTATCTCTTTCAAATTCACGCAATTTGTTTAAATACTGCTTAATAACATTTTTTTGTCCTATGTTTATAGGACTATCATTTCCGGACATTTCCTCATTTATTTTAATTCCCGCAATTTTTTGCATTTTTATAAATTGCTCATTTAATGGCTCTTTCATTTTTTATATATTTTTAATTTTAAATTATATTCCTGCTAGTTTTTGCATTCTAATGAATTCTAAAGATAAAGATTCATTTATTGCTGATGGTGATTTTATATTTTTTACAATAGAACTTATAGACTCCCAACTTTCTTTAATTAATTCAATTATAGCATATGCTAATAATATATAATGACCAAATTCCCATATCTTTATAAGATCATCTGCGTAAGGAATATAAGCAGAATATTCTTTTATTTTTTCTTCTACCCAACTCCAAGAAGAGTTAAAAACTCCTGAAATTTCCATAACAGCTGATATAAGTTCTGGAATAACATGAAATTCCATAGCTTTAGGGCCTCCTATTTTTTCAATAAATTTAGATATTAGTGTTAATATTTTAGAACTTGCCCAAGAACCAGTTATACTTACAATACCCATTACTGGATTTAATGCTACTTTTATTATGTTTCCTAACCATGTTTTCCATTTACTATTTTCTTCTGCTTCTAATAAAACATTAGGATTATTTAAATGTTCAGTAGTTTGTTTATTAAATATATTTTCTTGAATATTTTTTCCTGCTTCTTCTGCTTTTGTAATAACTGGTTCAACTACTTTGTCGCCAATAGCATCAATCATAGTACTTGGGTCTTCTATTTTACCCTTAAAAAAACTATCTATTTTAAGTATGTGATTTATTTCAGCTATTAAATCATCTCTATCTGGGCCATTTAGTGCTTTTTTAAAGGCTTCTGTTATTTTATTTTTATTTTTTTCTATTAATCCTTTAATTGCTGTTTTTCCTTTTGAAATAAGATCAGTAAAAGCTTTTTTAATTTGAGCCCAAACTTTTACAACATAATTTTTAATTCCACCAAAAGTAGATTTAACTTTTTCCCATCCTGATCTAAACCAATCTGCTATACCTTCGTTTACTTGAGATTCAAATAATACTATATTTTTTCTATGAAAACTAGAATGTGATTCAAGATATAAAGATAATGCTTGTTTTTCACCACTAGTAAAATAATCATTATTTGGTATAGATTTAATAAATTCTTCTTGAACTATTTTTATAGTCTTAGGTATTAAAGAAAATGAAATTTCCTTTTTTACTTCTTTAATTAATTGTTTTAATTCTGATTGTTTCACGACTTATATATTTTTAATCTTAATGTACCTGTACCTTTTATAGCGCGGTGCCATTCATGTCTTGGTATAAATATTGGTTGGTTTATAGAAGTCGGCAATTGATTTTCAAGTTGTAATTGCCAATCTGTTTTACCCATTACTTCAACTGTTCTGTCTTCATCATCACGATGCCACAATAGTTCAATTGGATCTATATTTTCGTTAAATTCACGAATAATATATTCATCTGTAACTTCTATATCAGTGTATGGTCTCA